TGAGAAGAAGTACTTATACCCAAAAGGTACTATGAGTATGGCTTCAAACTACATAAATTTTATTAATAACAATACAGCCTGGGCTATGCCCTCTGATTATATCAACAGGACAGACCACATCAAGGCTTCCTACAAGGAGTATAAGAATGGGATTGAACTGGAGAAGGGGTTTAAGTCGGAGATTATGGCTCTCACATTCAAGGATAATCCTGATGCTGCTCGTGGTAAGGATGCCCTGGATATCTTCTTTGAGGAAGCAGGGGCTTTTGGTACTCCAGAACTATTAAAGCAGAGTTATGCTGCCTCTGAAGATTGTGTGAAGGATGGGGACATCAAGACAGGGATGATTACCATATTCGGAACCAGCGGCGACATGGAGAGTGGTACTGCGGATTATGCCCACATGTTCTTCCACCCTGAGAAGTATGAATTGCTGCCTTTTATCAATATATTTGAACAGGATGATTTTGGGGGACAAAAGATAGGATTCTTTCATCCAGTGAACTGGAATATGCCAGGACACATGGACATTCAGGGAAACTCAGATAGCCAGAGTGCCATTGAGAGTGTACTTCGAGACAGGGCTTACCTGGAAGAAAAAGGAGCCACTGCCACGGATTTACAACGAAAGGCACAGGAAAAACCACTGAAACCCTCTGAGGCATTTGCCTACACCAATATCAATATCTTCCCCAAGAAAGAGCTGGAAATGCGGAAGAACTTCCTTATTGCCAATGACTTTGGCAAGCTGAAAGCCCAACCTGTAGTCTTGTTCAGGGACACTGATACCAACAAGGTAAGGTCTGAACCTGACCTGAAAAAGAAACTGGAACCCATTACCACCTTTGCTTATGATGGTATCTCCAAAGAGGGGGCCGTGGTAATTTATGAACAGCCTATCCACAATGCTCCCAGGGGATTATATAAGATTGGGTATGACCCTGTTAGACAGGATGAGGGAACTTCTCTGGCTGCCATTATTGTATATAAGGGGGTGATGCAGGGAAGTTATACTAAGAATTGTATTGTAGCGGAGTATATAGGGAGAAAGGGAGAACCTGATGATATCCATGTGATTGCTGAATTATTGGCAGATTATTACAGTACCAAGGTAATGTATGAGAATGAGGTACCTGATGTAAAGACCTACTTCCAGCGTAGAAAATTGTTACATTTGTTGGATGTTCAACCTGATGCCGTTATTAGTAAGAATGTAAGAAAGTCCAAGGTATCTCGTGTATATGGATGTCACATGACACCACAACTGAAAGATGCAGGAGAAAGATACATAAAACAGTGGTTGGTAGAGGTAATTGATTTTGATGAGAATAATAATCCTATTACAAATCTGGATAAGATAAATTCACTGAGATTGATAGAGGAATTACTTATGTATAATAAGAAAGGAAATTTTGACTTAATATCTGCATTGATTATGTGTATGTTTCAGGTACAGGAAGAAGTACTGCATAAAGAGTATGCTCCAAAGGCTGAAAATATAAATGCAAAAAAATTAGTGGAGATGATGAGTGATATGTATAAAAAATAACTTATATTTGTATAAAATTTACAATTATGTCTGGTACAAGGGAAATGTTCAACAATCAGCGAATTTCCAGGGCTGAAAAGGAGAAGAATGACAAGCAGTGGTACAAGGATAAAATACGGATACTGGATGCCCATTCTAATAAAACTGTTTATGGTTTTGATGGTATCTCGGAGTATCACAGAATGAAGGTAAACTATGATTTATTTAACAACATACTGGATACCAGGGATTTTGAATATATCTCCAAACCCTTTGGGGAAGAGGGGGGAGAACTCCCAGCCAAAATGACCAACAGGGATATCCTGTCAGGAAAGATTAAGGCTATCATAGGTATGGAACAACGCAGAGGATTTGACTACAAAATCTATGCAGTAAATCCAGATGCCACTACCCGCAGGGAACAGGAGGAGTTTGGGAAACTCAGGGAGTATGTGGTAAATAGTATTATGCTCCACATCAAACAGCAAATGGAACTGGAAGCCCAGCAACAGATACAGGAACAGGAATTGACACCACAGCAAAAACAGCAGATACAGCAACAATTGCAGGAGAGTCTGAAGGCAGCTACTCCAGATGAAGTAAAGCTTTATATGGAGAGGGAACATCAGGACCCAGCAGAAGCCATGTGTTCTCAGCTGCTGGAGTATTTATTACTCAAGACAGATGCTAAGCGGAAATTCAATAATGGTTGTGGTCATGCCACCAAAGCTGCCAAAGAGTTTTACTGGGTGGGGGAAGTGAATGGAGAACCTGATTTCAGAGTATGTAACCCTTTACGATGTAACTATGACAAATCCCCAGACCTGGAGTTTGTAGAAGATGGAGAATGGTTTACCTATGAATACAGAATGAACCCTTCAGAGGTTATTGCCTTTTTCGGGGATGAACTTACCAATGAAGAAATTGACAGAATATACAAGGATTTTACCACCTATGTGCAAACTCCTGATACTGCAGAAATGTTTGATTTTTCAAGACAATACATCAGGGAGGAAAGGCAGACAGTCAGGGTATTTCATGCTACCTGGAAGGCATTAAGGGAAATCAAGTTCCTGACCTATAAAGATGAAAACGGGGAAATACAGGAAACTATTGTGGATGAGAGCTATGTGCTTAATCCAGAGGCTGGGGACATAAGCATTACAAAGGAATGGATACCTGAAGTCTATGAAGGATATAAGATAGGAGCCGATATTCATAAGAAGATGAGGCCTGTACCTGGACAGTTCAAGGACATGGACAACCTGTACAAAGCAAAACTACCATACTACGGAGCTGTGTATGATGCCAGCAATTCCCTGCCCACATCCTTTATGGACAGAGGTAAGGTATGGCAGTACTATTATAATATTGTTATGTATCGTTTGGAGCTGATGATGGCTTCAGATAAGGGAAAAAAGGTACTGATGAATATCAATGCTATTCCCGATAGTGCTGGTATTGATATTAAGAAATTTCAATATTTTTTTGAAAGTTCTCCTTTTGGTTGGTTTAATCCCAACGAGGAAGGGGTGGATTATACAGATGTGAATACTATTGCCAAGGTACTAGATTTATCCATGGCTTCGGACATGGCAAAATATGTGGAACTGGCAGACAGGATTAAGAATGAATGTGGTGATGCCATGGGAATACCTAAGCAGGTGGAAGGTCAGATAGCCTCCTATGAAGCGGTGGGAAATACCCAGCAGGCATTGGTGCAGAATAGTTATATACTGGAGACTTTCTTCAGTCTGCATAATATAATAAGGAGAAATGTCCTGACAGGGCTGCTTGAAATGGCTAAGGTTTGTTATTCAGAAAATACACCCAGAAAACTTACTTATGTGGTAGATGATATGACTCTGAAAACACTTACCCTGGAACCAGCCCTGTTGGACAACTCCACTTTAGGTTTATTTATTGATGATGGAGGTAAAGCTCAGGAAATCAAGAATTTGATTACTTCCATTGCCCAATCTGCCATTCAGAATAACCAGGCCAAGATACCTGATTTGATTGCCATCCTGAAACAGGATAGTATATCTGTTGCAGAGGATATTCTGCGTAAATCTCAGAAGGAAATACAGGAAGAAACTATGGCTGCTCAAAAGTCTCAGCAGGAAAGCTCAGAGAAAATTGAGGGTATTAAGTCTGAGCAGGAAGAAAAGAAACGCCAGCATGAAAAGGAAATTGTGATACTCAAAGAGGAAGAGAGAAGAAAAACTGTAGTGGTACAGGCTTCCCTTATGGGTGCTTCCTTTAATCCTGAACAGGATGCTGACAAGGATGGCCTTAATGACTTTATTGAAATTGCTAAGCATGGACTGGATGCAGATATTAAAAAAAGCAAGCAACAGCTGGACAGGGAGAAATTTGAGCACCAGAAGGTAGTAGATGCCCAGAAAAATGAAATGGATGCTAAAAAGCTTGCTGTTCAAAAGCAAAAAATAAATAGCGGTAAATAGCTGATAATTTATAAAAGCTA